TCCGAGTGTAACTACGATATTAGGCAAAACCAAAAATCAACAATTTTTAAAAGACTGGAAGGCCAAAGTTGGAGAAGCAGAAGCAGAGCGAATCAAGAATCTATCTAGTAAGCGAGGGACTAGCATGCACAAATTCCTGGAGCATTATATACTCGGCACTGGGTACGATGATCTTACAGGGCTCGGACAAGAGGCGAAAGCCATGGCCGAAAAAGTTATTGAGATCGGTCTTGCGCCTGTGGAAGAGTATCACGGGTCGGAAGTTACAATGTATTATCCTGGGTTATACGCTGGGTCTACTGACCTGGTTTGCAGTCACAATGGCGTTGATGCAATAGTTGATTTTAAACAGGCTAATAGACCTAAAAAGAAAGAATGGATTGAAGATTATTATCTGCAGATAGCAGCATATGCCATGGCTCATGACTATGTTCACGAGTCTGCAATAGAGAAGGGTGTAATAATGATATGTACTCCTGACCTATACTATCAAGAATTTGTCATAAGTGGGGCTGAATTAAGGCAATATAAACATAAATTTTTAAAACGATTGGACATGTATCATGACATTAAATTTGATGAAAAAGAACAAGCGCAAGTATCCATTACGAGCGCAGACTTCACCGGAAATGAATAACATATTGTTATTACATTCTGAGTGGCTAGAGAAAGAAGGACTGACTCAAAAGGCTAAAGAGTGTAGGAAACACGCTTTAACATTTAGAAAAGATAAAGATTGGAGACAAGCAAAAGGAAGGAGACGCAATGAACGACAGGTTAAGAACAGTCTTAATAGCTCGATACCAGGCTGATATAGCTGATGCTAAGTATAAAATTAAATGTTTTGACGATCATGAGATAGTGATACCAGAGCATTTTGATATTACTGGCGAAATAGACAAGCTTTTGGAGGCAATTGCAAGCGCTGAAGATAAGATGGCGGTATTGAGGCTACATTATGGCGAAAATAAGACAGAAAAAGCTGTACTATAGGGATCTAGAAAGTTTTAAAAAATTTTTTAAAAAAAGTAGCAAAAAAAAGTGTACTTTTGTACTTTTGGTCTAGAAGTGTTGATATATATGACTTTAGGGTGGACAGATTATGGTACAAATCATGTTTAGGTGGACAGATTATTTTGTACTTACAGATGCCCTACGCGCACGCGAGTCAATTATTTTAAAATTTTTTAAAGTTTTTAAATCCCTATATGCTATAAGAGGCCATGCCTAGGAAAAGAAGAAAAGCCATGATTGCCAATACTGCCCTCGACATACCTTATCAGAAGGTTCGAGTCGAATGGATTGATTGTGTTAGTGATTCGGGCTGGGCTACTGAGAAAGAATTTGATAAAATGAAATTAGCTAAACCAGTCAATGAAGGTTGGTTGTATTCAAAAGATAAGGACTCTGTAAAACTATTTGCCTCGTACGATAAGGATGAAGATGGTATTACTTTTGGGGATCGAACGATGATTCCTCGTCAGTGGGTGAAGAAGATTCAGAAGATTTAATGTCAGATGACTCCCCCTCAACAGTCTTCGCGTTTAAAAGCGGTGCGTAGTCGGATAGAATTTGTTTCATTTTGTTTTCTAATTCTGCTTCTGATAGGTCCTCTAATTTTCCTGTTTTTATTATTTTGCGGTCTATATATAATCCTGCTGCTTTGCCTCGGTTTGCTTCAGCATTTACCGCAGATGAAAAACTACCCTTTTTCAAAGCTGCTTCACGCAATCGAGCAAGCTCTGCAACGTGGCCCTCGTAAGTAACTTCATGCTTTCTAAGTCTCTCTTCTCTTAACTCACCTATGTATTTAACTACAAGCGGTGACAACCTGGGATTGCATAACTCTGATCCTTCTTGTCTAGCACGTTTAGGACTATAACCTGCTTTTACTGCTGCCTCTGTCTGTGTAAGTGGTCCGGTCTCATCACCGAATACTAAAAACTCTGCAAATCTCATTTGCATTTCTGTTAATCTTTTTGGTAAACCCATGATTGACAATTTAAGGTAACTATCCTATATTGTCAATCATGAAAGTATATAAGACATCAGCTCAGATTCAAAGAGGTTATAACGATTTGGAAGAGACAATAGAAAGACAGAAAAAACAAATAGAGTTTTTGCAAAACAAATGCAGACAAGCAGGAGAAAGAATTAAAGATTTAGAAGAGATTAGTAAAAAGCATCAAGAGTTAGTTGGCAAACTTATGGAGAAAAAATAATGTACGTAAAACATCTGCAAGAGTATTTAGATAAATTTACCGAAGGTCCTAATGGAAGAAAAGGCAACGCTGTATCTAACGCTACCATCTACATGCAGGTGGGAAAGCATTTAGAAAAAATTGGAAGAATTGAAGTGCAAGAAGCAAATATTATTGGACAAGATTCTATTCGTGTTGTATTGAAACCAACAAGAGAAGAATTAATTATTGCCCCTACTCCCATCGATTAGACAGCACTAGTTACCTTGAAACCTGAGAGAAAATTTTATGAAAAAATTAAGAAATCTATTCCACATATTTCGTGGATTAGACTGGAAAATCATAGCCTACTTGGCACTCCTGATCTATTGGCCTGTAATACTTCTGGCCACTTTTTCACAGTAGAACTCAAAGTTACGAAGGGTAACAAGGTACGTCTTTCACCACACCAAATTAGCTTCCACGTGAAGCATCCTACCAACACGTTTATCATGGTCCAGCACCTTGGTTCAGGGACCGTGAAACTTTTCCGTGGTTCTCAGATCTTGGAGCTTGAAGCTTGTGGCTTGGCGCTTGAAGCTTGCTGCTTGTCGCTTGAGGCTTGTGGCTCTTTCTTCTCTAAGCTTGGAGCTTGAGGCTTGTTGCTTGTGGCTTGCTGCTTGGGGCCCGGACCAGTCGAACGCTCTACCTGACCGTCGCCAGGACTTAAGCTAATTGACTGATCCAGTTTATTACGCAGCTTACGTAATTCTTTATAATATTTTGGGTGTCTAAATTCCATTAGTGAATTCCATATGATACATTTTTAATTTCTTTATTCCAGCAATTTCTGCAGTCTCTGCATTCGTTGTCTTGCTTCGGAGCTGGACACGTCGCGCCGGCCTTCACCACGGTTGAATAGTTGTTAAAGCCGCCCGCTGGTGCCTGGTCTACCATGGGCATGGAAAATCTTATTGTCAGGTTATCTGGTGCCCGGTGCTCGTGCTTCTGTATCCACGCTTCACGCGTTGGCATCCAGTGCTTGCGGTCCGGGGTCAACCTGCAGACTTCGTATATTTTGTTTAGGTGATCGAGGTCCTGGACGTCCCCGGAGTCGTGCCATCTAAAGACATCTGCTTTTTTACTGTTGATCAGGTGAGCCATTGCCTGGACCCAGAGCGGGTGCCTGATGGCTGCCAGCCGGCGGTACTGTGCATCCTGGACCACCTTAAACACGTAACAACCTTTTAACGCGTAACAGTCATAGCAGGTCGACCCTGGTACCTTCCGGAGCTTCGAGCCAGTTTTACATTCTTTGGCCGGCAGGCCGTAAGACCAGCCAGGCATTTTTGAAGGCTTGCTCAGGCCTCCAACTATTTGTAATGCTTCTTTTGTATTCATTTATTCTTTCTCCTTGAATATCCTATAACACAGTCCGGACCTGCTGTCAAGCTTGAAGCTTGCGGCTTGTGGCTCCCGGAGCTTGGGGCTTGGGGCTTTAGGTTTTCGAAGAATTTCCGGCAGCTGGCCAGATATGACGCTGGCAGCTGCCTATGGTCCGAAAGGAAATAGTGAGTCAAGTCGTTGTTTTTAATTCTCTTCATAATATCTTTCTATAGACCAGCCAACTCTCTAGAGTTTCCTCCACCCATAGCTATTGGGGTGTTGACTGATCCCAGGTCCAATCGCGCAACACCGACATTCTCAGATACAGTTTCTGCTTTCCGTCGGGCCTGTATCCATTGGACCAGGGATCAGTTGCAGCTGCGAAAGGTAGGTGTGAACAGCACCTTGTTTTACAACTGCAAGTTGTCCCGAAGCCCCTAACGTAACACACGGATTTCTCACGGGTATCAAGGGCTCTATCTTTTACTGGGTCGAACGTTCTGTTAAATTCCAAACACCTTAAAAAGATAAATCCTATATAATCCCTTGACAATAAATGTCAATAGTATAAAAACATTTTATTAACAGAAAGGAAAACTTATGAGAATAAGACTAAATCAAGAGTATCGTACCAAGATTGCTAATCGTATGAGAGTACACTTGGAACAAGAAGATACACAAGAAAAAAAGAAGTATGACGAGATGAAAGCAGAACAAATTGACCTTAATGATAAGGCATGGAAAGTTGCTGAAACTATCGTTAGACGACACTATACTGATGATGATGTTGCAAAAGCATATTATCTTCAAAACAAGTTTGAAAATGTTTCGACTATTGCAAAAGATAGTTGCTTTCATTTTCACTATCAAGGCATGAAAGAAGAACGAGATTATGACAACAATGTCAAAATGGTTCCGAGTACCATTGAGAAACATTTTGATTTTAGATTAAATGGTTCTTTAGACATGAACAATAATGATAGTTATAATCGTGGCGACAATGAATATGGTTATGCTCTTTATCGTGATGAACTAAAAGCACAAGAAGATTGCAACCCAGATATAAACATTGAACAAGAGGGTAAAGAAAGCAATCCTCATTGGACAAAGTATAAAGATAACAATAATAAATATCTTGGTAGTGATGACAATGGCTATGGAAAACAATGGAACGAAAAATATCAATTAGATTTAATTGGTCGTGATTATTGTAGAGATAGGTCTATTGCTTGTAATGAAGATGAATTTTTAATCTTACAAGATTGGAAATCAAAAAAAGGTCAATTTATAATTGCACATTATAAATGGATAAAAAGTATTTTAGACCAAATGAAAGAAATCAAAATTGGTTTAAAAGGTTATAAATATTTAGACGAGGCATTAGAACTTTGTACTGAACTTGGTTTAAATATTACAGATGCAGAAATAATTAGAACTAATAGTACAGGGCTAGTTATTTACAATCCGAAAAATCTAGCTGAAAGAATAAAAGGCATGAAAAATAAACATGTTGATAGAAAGGATAAAATTAAAGCTAGATTGTTGTATGAAAAACAACAGGCAGAAAATAGTTTAAATTAACTATTGACAACCCTATCCTACTTATTGTAGGATAGGGCAGAAAGGAAATATAAATATGACAGCAGAAAGAAAACAATTACCAACCGAGGGCAATGGCACAATAGTTTATTACTCTCAAAAAGATAAAAAACATATCTCTAGACGAGGAGTGCATGACGAGAAATCTCGTATAGATACAAACAAGAAAGGCGAGGAGTACTATGTCTATTATGATTTAGACGCATGGGGATATAGAACTGCAAAGAAATGGAGTATTAGATGAGATTATTTACTTTATTAAGTGGTTATGTTCTTTTAATGCTAGGAGTAATTCTAGCAATACACTTTGATTTTACTATTGGAGTGTTAGTTGGTGCAAGTGGTTTGTTCATGTTTTGGGCAATGTTACCACAATACGAGGACCGACTATGAAACTTTGCCAAGGACCTAAATGTCATACTTACGAAACTCAGGACCGCTTACGCGGTCCTAAGGGTGCCAAGGTAAGACAAACCAGAAGAAGAAGTAATTTTTATTATCTAGGCGGCAACGCGTGTGATACGCGTTGCGAACGAGATTGGTTCGATAAATTTGGCGAGCAAGCTTTAAATCACTTTGGCAAGATTAAAGAACCAATACAACAAACTGAACAAAACTCATGGCGCAAACGAAGAAGATATTGGTGGAATAATAATGAACATGGTTACAACTATGAGTTTTATAATTCTTTAACTGAGCGAACTATTGAATTGACTGAGGCTCAATACAATGATAACAATTACACCATAGAAAGGATAAACATATGACAAAAGAAAATAAGTTCTTTGGTAAAGATTG